ATGCTAATAATTGTAGAAGGAATCGATAGAGTCGGGAAAACAACATTATGTGAAATGTTATCTAAGTCATTTGGTATTAAGATATTTAAGCATGATTCTAAATTATTTAAGTTAGATAAAATGGATAATGACAACGAGACAGATAAAGCAATTAAGATTTATGAGATTTGTAAATTGCTAAATGGGACTTTATTGCTGGATAGATCTTATTGGTCTGATTTTGTATATGGAGTTCTTGAAAGAAATTATTGCATATCAAATGCTTTGGATAATTTAAAAAAAATTGAAAGCATATATAAAGATGAAGCAGTAATAATATATGTTAGGCCTGTTGATTTAAAATTTTCATCAAAACTTCATGGTGCAGATTTGACAAAATATAACGATTTATTTGAATCGGTAAGAAAAGGAACGAAATGCAAAGTTATAGATTGTACATATGAAAGTCTTGAAAAAGTCAAAGTAGAATTAGAAAGTATTTTGGGTGATAAAAATGAATGACTTAATATATAAAGTTGGAGAAGCCAATTGTAATAAAGTATTTGATAAGAATGGCGGCTTTTATGAGTATAACTTGATAAAAAGTGAAATTGCAAAATTGTCGGATAATGGCTTGGAAAAATGCTTTGTTTTGGTAGGAGGAAATCTTTCAGATGAAAGCGAATATGAGAAGATTATAAGTCTCATAAAGAGAAAAAAAGATAAAGGATATAAAGTGATATTTATTGTTACTGATTCTATATCATTAAAAGAAATGTCAATTGATGTAATAAAGAGATGCGATTTATTATTGCACCAAGCTGTCGGCTTTGTATTTGATAATATAGATATAGAGCAAAAGTATTCATATGTGCCGGAATTATTTTATGTAGATAATGAAAAGCCAAAAGTTCAAAATGATATGATTTTTTTTGGAGGAGGAAGCTATAATAGAGAGGATAAGATAAAAGAGTATCTTAGAAAAGACAATGAAATGAAAAAAGGAACATTTTCTATTATAAAGGATAGCTTAAATGATGAAAGAATAGACTATAGTTCATTGCAATTACTAATGAAAATGTTTAAATTTAGTTTAATTATTTGTAGAAAGGAATACAGAGAGAATTATTGGTTTACTCCAAGATTTATTGAAGCTGTTAATAATTGGAGTTTACCAGTTTTAGATTTTGAATATAACAAAAATAGATTATATGAATCAATTGAAGTAAGTTCATATGATGAAATGATAGAGTTTATTGATAATATGGATGAAAGCAAAAGGGAAGATAAGATTATTGAATTGAAAAAAGAAATAAAAAGTAATAGAGAAAAATTTGCCAAAAATATAATTGATTTTTGTAAAATGAAAGGAATTGTAAATGTTAAGTAATGTAATTGTAAAAGGAGAATCTTTGGATGAAGTGTGGCTTACTTGGTTTAAGCAAATGATAGATGATAAAATCTCAGAAGAAAGTAGAGATGGAGAAGTTGCATCAGAAATAATAAATGCAATAACTGTTTTGGAAAATCCAACAAAGAACATAATGACTAATCAGGTAAGAAAGATGTCAATGAGATATGCTATCGGTGAAATGCTTTGGTATATGTCAGCTAATCCAAATTTGAGTGCAATCCAGCATTATACAAAAGCTTGGGATAGAATGTCAGATGATGGAGAAACAGTAAATAGTAATTATGGCTATATTATTAAAGAGGCATATAACTTTAATCAGTATGAGTATTGCAAACGGTTACTTATTAAAGATAAAAATAGTAGGCAGGCAATTATTCACATTAAGGTACCAAAAAATACTTTGGAACAGCCTACAAAAGATTTAAACTGTACAGTTTGCTTACAATTTTTAATTAGAGAAAATAAACTATACTGTACAACATATATGAGAAGTAATGACTTATGGTTAGGATTTCCGTATGATATTTTTCAGTTTACTTGTATTCAAGTAAGAATGGCAATGGAATTGGGATTGGAAATTGGAAGTTATACGCATATAGCTGGATCATTGCATATGTATAAAAGAGATTTCGATAAAGCAATTGAAAGATATAAGGAGGAAAATAATGTTTGATTTACATAGGCATGATGAATATTCAACATTTGACGGGTATGGTAAAGCTACAGAGTTAGCTGCTTTAGCAAAAGAATATGGATATAATGCTTTATGTACGACAAATCATGGAAATACAAATGGATTGATTCAAACGTATATGGCTTGTAAAGATTTAGGCATTAAATCTATATTAGGAGTTGAAGGCTACTTTTTACCAAAATGGAAGCAGCAAACTAGGGGATTTCATCTGATTGTCATTGCTAAGAACTTAAAAGGATATGGCAATATGAACAGATTGCAATTTGAAGGTGAAAAACAGAAATACTATAATCCAATATGGGACTTTGATTTACTGGAAAAATATCATGAAGGGCTAATTTGTACAACGGCTTGTGTAGCAAGTTATTCATCGCAATGTATAATTGCAGGCAAGAATGAATTGGCAGAAAAATACTTAAGAAAGTTAAAAAGCATTTTTGAAGATGATCTTTATGTTGAGATTCAGCCATATAAAGTGTCAGAAGTTGGTTTGCAAGAATATGTTAATGTTGAGCTTATAAAGCTTGCAAAGAAGTTAAAGATCAAATGTATATTAACTTCGGATTCTCATAGAGGTAGAAAAGAAGATTTTGATACATACATGAAGATGCATGAAGTTGCAAATCACAATTTTGCAGACATTGAAGCAACATATGCTGAACGATATATGCCAAAGCCTTTTGAAATGCAAAAGAGATTCTACAAAATGCATAAAGATGATTTTGGTGATGAGTTGGCTAAAAAACTTGCAAATAAAATGGCAAAGAATCTTGATGAGATTGAAGATAAATGCGAAGATAATTATCTTGAACAATTGCCATTAAAGTTACCAAAGCTAGGTGATGATTCTACAAAAGTTTTGAAAAACAAAATCATTGAAGGTCTTAAAAGAAGAGGCAAATATAAGAAGGAATATATTAAGAGAGTAAAGGAAGAATTTGAAATTATTCATTACCACGGATTCGAAGATTACTTTCTTATTGTTGCAGATTATGTTAACTGGGCAAAGAAAAGAGGAATTATTGTAGGTCCGGGCAGAGGATCTGTTTGTAACTGCTTAGTAGCATATGCAATAGGAATAACTGAAGTAGATAGTTTATTATTTAATCTTGATTTCAGAAGATTCTTAAGGAAAGATAAAAAGAAGTTTCCGGATATTGATTTAGATTTCGAAACGTCAAGACGACATGAAGTAATTGAATATTTATGTAAGAAATATGAAGGACATGCTGCGAGAATTTGCTCGTATGGTCTTTACAAAGTAGACAATCTTTTGAATGATTTATTCAAAGTATGTGGACTTCCAACAGATAAGACTTTAGATGATGAGGAAGTGAAAAGAAATAAATCAGAAATTCAATATATTAAATCATTTGTTCAATCAAATGTTGATGAAAATCAAAATCTAGATATAAATAATTTGACAGAATCTGCTGAAGCAAAAATGATAAATAAAAAATATGATAATATTCTTGTTCATTTTTGTAAGTTATACAAAAAAGTAAGATTTATTGGAACGCACGCAGCTGGTGTAGCAATAACTGGTGGAGAATTACTTGATTATGTAGCCTTAAAAGTAGACAAAAACGGAGATGTATTTACAAATTACGACTTAACAGATATTGAGACTGTTAATGTTATTAAGTTTGACATTCTAGGGCTAAAGACAATGGAGTCAATTGGTGATTTAAGAAAAAGCACAGGAGTTACGGTTGATTATGATGAAGCCGTAAAGGATAAAAAGATTCTTGAGAGTTTTAGACTTGGTAATTGTGATGGTATATTTCAGTTTGAAAAGAAAACTGCTAGAGATATTCTTGAAAAGATTCATTGCGATTGTTTTGAGGACATTGTAGCTGCTTCATCAATGAATAGGCCAGGGCCGTTAAGTTTGAAGCAACCAGATTTATATGCAGAAAATAAATATAATATTGAGGAAGCAAAATCTTCTGAGTATTGGGAATATACGAAAGAATCTTATGGTACAATCATATATCAGGAGCAGGTTCAAAGAATATGCGTTAATATTGGAGGACTTGAATGGACTGATGCAGATAAGATTATGAAGCTTATGAAAGGTGGACATATGACAGAATCTGCTCAAAAAGCTTACAATGAAAATAAGGAAAACTTAAAAATAAAGTTTGTTGATGGAGCAGTAAGTAATGGATATGAGCAAAGCTTTGCAGAAGATTTGTTTGAGAAAATGATCTCGTATACATTCAATGAAGGACATGGAGTTGGATATTCTTTAATAAGTGTCGAAGAAATGTTCTATAAGGTTTATGAGCCAAGTGCTTATTGGTTTGCAAAGCTTAAATATGCAAAGAATGATTCAGAATATGATAAGTTCTGCGCGAAAGCAGTAAATGATGGATCTGTTGTATTTCTTCCTCATGTTAATTATTCTTCAGAAAAAGCAAAACTTAGAAAAGTAGAAGGTGAGGATTGTTTGCAGCAAGGTCTTTCCGAGATTAAAGGAGTTGGAGAAAAAGCAGCTTCATATATTTTTGAGGAAAGGAAAAAGCATGGAATATTTACTTCATTCGATAATTTTTACGATCGCTGTAAGTCAAGGACTGTAACGTCACGAGTTGTTGAATTATTAAAAGAAGCAGGGGCTTTGGAATTTAACAAAAAGATTTATATTAAGAGAGTGACAAAATATAATAGTGCTCTTTATTCAAGGGCTAATTAGAATTTATAGAATGCTTTAGGATTGATTTAATATGATTTGTTTAATATTTCATAAGTCAAAATATAAAATCATTCTTGAGGCATTCTAAAGGTTTAGGAGGATACGTATGAAATATTATAATGAAAGAATAAGTTATGATGAGTGGGACGAACATTATGAAATATATGTCGAAGGAATATTCGAATGTTCATGCGATGCTGGTGAATTAACAGAAACATTACAAGAAGTTGAAAAAAGTTTAAGAAATTCATAAAAAACTATTTACAAATGCGGAGAAAGTGGTATAATAGAATTATCAAAAGGAATACAAACAAACATTTAGGAGGATAAACGTATATGAAGTACAGATTATTAGTAAAGGTTGGTAGAAGTTGGAAGCATGGTAAAGTAGTTTATGATTCATATATTGAAGCTCAGATTCGTCAAGAAGAATTAAGACTTGTAGGAATCAAGTCAAAAATTACAGATGAGTTAGGAGGTGAATTATAAATGAGACTTTGGCATATTGATTTGTTAGAGGTTTTACCAAGGCAGCAGCTATTATCACAATGGAGAGAATGCTGTTGCATAGCAAGAAATATCTATGCAAACGGTACACCAAATCACTTGTTGGTAAATAAAATTTTAGATTATGACATTTCTGATTTTTATAGTTATTCAATTCTTGTATCAAATGAAATGCTTAGAAGAGGTTATAAAGTAGATCGCAGTAAATTTGAAAAGTATTATAAATGTGATAGGTTTACAAGCAGACCATTTCCAGGTTGGCATAATGATAGATACTTTTTACAATGTTTTTGTAACTTACAAGAAAAGTATGATTGTGGAGGAATAACTGATAAGGAATGGTGTAAAGTAGTAAATAAATATTATGAAAGGAGTTGTTAAAAGTATGGCTATTGGAATAGATAAAATGATTGACCGAGATCAAATGCATTTAGAAGTATTAAATAGAATGCCAATAAATATGTTGGCAATTACAGCCAAACGTTCAGGAACAGAATATGAGATCAACGATGGCAAGATTGTTGCTGAAATTACTAATGTGAAATAATTTTAAGGAGAAAAAAGAATGAGTAAGAAACTTAATCAAAGACAAATTTTAACGTTAATTGATCTTCATAACAACATTGGGAATAGCATTAGATGTGAAGTTAGTTATCATATGTCAGGAAATGATATAGATGTTAATGTACTAGAAAGAAATCTTATCGAAATAGTTAATGGTGCATGTGAAATGCTAAGGAAACAAAAGTAGTTACAGGTTAACTAGATTGGAGGAAAGAAGTGGCAAAGACAAATAAGGAAATGATCATTAAGTTATGTAATGACATTAACAAAAAGAATGGTGAAGGAACAATTTACACCATAGGCAGTAAAAATGCAAACCTTAAGATTAAGAGGTGGAGTACAGGGATTGAAGATCTTGATGCAATTATCGGTGGGGGTATGCCCGAAGGAAGAGTTGTTGAGATCTTTGGTCCAGAAAGTTCAGGCAAAACTACATTACTTTATCATTTGTGTGGGCTTCATCAGTTATGCTTGGACGTTCCAATTGAAGGAACATTTGATGCAGAACGTGCAAAGGTGTTTGGGAATAGGCCAAAGCAAATGCTGATTTATCGTGCTAAGTATGGAGAGGATGCTTTCAATAAAACAATACAGTTTGCAAAAGCAGGTATTCCATTGATTGGCATTGATTCAGTACCAAGTATGGTTCCAAAGGAAGATGCGGAAAAAGTATTGAAGTCTGCTGAGAAAGATTCCATTGAAGAACAGAGAATCGGAGGAACTGCAAGATTGATGAATAAGTATCTTCCGACAGTAGAAGAGATTATTGAAATAACAGGAACAACGTTGATATTCATCAATCAGGTAAGAGATAAGATGAATGCAATGCTGTTCGGAGAAAAGACGGATACTCCAGGAGGCAGAAAGTTAAAGCATGCTTGTTCACTACGCATCCAAGTAGCACGGAGAGCATGGATTGAGATCCCTAACAAAGATCCAAGAAATAGTGCTACGAACAAGAAAGTTGGATTGATTATGAAATGTAAAGTGGTCAAGTCAAAAGTATGTAACCCAATGGGTGAATGCGAGATTCCGCTTTTCTTCGATCGAGGATTTGTTTCATTTGATGATGTCCAAAAGATTAGAAAAGAATTGATGGTTGCAGAAGCAGCAAAGTTTGGCAAGAGAGTTCCAAAAGAATTTATGGAGGATGATGATGAGTAGCAATATAGAGAAGTGTTCTATTTGTGATAGCACATCGATGGAACATTGTTTGCAAATAAAATGTAAATATTGGGCAGCGGGAAGTCATTTAGATAAAAATAAGAATAAAAGACGTAAACGTAAAAATAACTATCCAAAATGTTTTGTTTCTAATGGACATGAATATCAATTATGTAAAGGTGGTAAATTTTTAAAATGTAATATATGTAATTTGTATGAAAACTTTGGCGAGGAGGATTAAACAATGATTAAATGTAAAATTTGTGGATGTGAATTTGTACCGGTAATTGATAAGCATTATATTGTTAGAGATAATGGTGAATCTGGAATGTCAACAGTATTTAAGCATATTGAGGGTAACATGTATGATGCATTTGATTGTCCATCTTGTGGTTGCCAGATGCTAATGCATGAAAGATTTCCAGCAAAAAACGAAATTAAGATTGCAGAAGAGCGTGCAGATGAATGCAATGGTTGTTGTGTTGAAAGTGATGATGATGCAGAAGATACAAAAACGAGTGAACAGAAGAAAGTAGCAGTCAGAAGTAGATTTGCAGATTGTAAATGTGATGCAATAGAGGTGGAATGGAAGGACGATGATGAGATAGCAGGTTCGCGTGCTGATATTTCCGGTGCAGATGCAGAAGAGTCTGTCGAAGAAGATGATAATCACATTGACAATAAAGATTTGTCTTGTGATTATGACTATAATGCAATGACAAAAGAAGAGCTTGTTAAATTGTGCAAAGAAAGAGGGGTTAAAATTAGTTCTGTAAAATATGTTGAAAAACAAACCTTAATTGATAAGTTGGTTAAAAATGATAAGTTTATGGAAGGCTGGGAATAATGGAATATAAATTATTGTGCTTTGGAAAACATGAAGATACAGCAAGATGCGGAATGTGCCCAGATGAAGGAACATGCGAATGCGAAACGAAATATCAGGGAGAAGAAAATGAAAAGAATAAGCAAAGATGAATATTACTTAGGAATTGCATTAGCAGTATCAAGAAGAAGTACGTGTTTAAAAAGACATTATGGTTGTGTTATTGTAAAGAATGATGAGATCATTGCTACAGGCTATAATGGATCACCAAGAGGAGAAGAAAACTGTTGCGATTTAGGTAAATGCAAAAGACTAAATGTTCCACATAATAGTGGTGATTATTCTGATTGTCATTCAGTTCATGCAGAACAAAATGCTATGTTGTCAACTAGTAGAAATGAAATGATTGGTGCAACAATGTATTTAGCTGGTGAAGAGAAGGTAGACTTTAGCCAAAGTTGTTGGTTCGATATAGAAGATGCTACTCCATGTCCTATCTGTGAAAGAATGATTAAGAATGCAGGAATTATTTCTGTAAAAAATGCAAAAAGTTGCAAAAACCTATTTACAAATGAGTAGATATGTGTTATTATAATATCAACAAATAAATAAACTAAATGTTCAGGAGGACAAAAATATGACAAAGAGATATGCAGAAGCAAGAGAAAAGGCAGTTAATAATAATATTGATGCAATTAAAGCTGAAATGAAAAATTTAAGAAAGTATTCTAAGGAAGAGCTTTTGGAAAGAGCTTTTAGCTACAGACTAATGACTGAAGGAATGACAAAATCATTTCTTGTATCTGATATTGCAGTATGTAAAGTAACAGGTTACTCAAATTTTTAATTGATGAGTATTTTTAATAGTAGTAAGATAAAATAAAAACAAAGCCGGGTGAAATTCCCGGCTATTATAATATTTATTATAATATTTAAGGAGAGAAAAGAAGTTGGGAATTATTGATGAAATTAAAAATAATGCTGTAAAGAGTGGAACAAAAATTCAAAGTTCAGATGCAGCAAAATTAGAAAAAATATTTAATAAAATGTTTTATACTGAACATAATATCGAAGAAGAAACAAAGTTCATACATCAGGTTATGACAAGAGGTCTTGAATCGCAGGAACGTGTAGGCCTACATGCTTCATCATTGATTGTTGGTGACAAAGTATGGTGCACAAGGCAGGAGGTCCTTAGCTTATTATATAAACAAGTTCAAAAGGAAAACACTTCTATAGGATTATTAAGAATCTTTGAGGAAGGAAATGCAATACATGAAAAGTGGCAAAGGTTACTAATTCGTGCAGGATATGGTAAAGCAAAAACAATGGACCGGACAAGATTTAATACTGAATATGAAGTATCATATACACCGGATATTGTTTGTAGGATTCCTGAGTTCTTTGATGGTGTAATGGTTGGAGAGATCAAGTCGGTTAATTCATTTAGCTTTAAGAAAATGACTGAACATCCAAGTGCAAAGAAACAATTACAGCTTTACATGTTTTTATGTATTCAAGAAGCAATGAAAAAAGGAACATGGAATGGAAAAGATTATACAAAAGGTTTTGTTCTTTGTGATTCGAAAAACGATCAGGACTTTAAACTATTCATTTACGATTATGATGAGGACTTTCTTTCTCCGTATATTGATCGTATGGAAGAGGTAAAATACAGAAAAGAAAAACTTCTGCAGGAACATAAGATGGTTAAAAGATGTAAGGATTGCAAGTCATGTGATTGCAAAAAAGCTATGGATTGTAATATGAGGAATGCATGCTGGAATGTTGGCTTCGGAAGGATTAAATTATGAAAGTAAGCAAAGGATCAATTGTTGTAGGAATAAATCCGTACAATAATAAAAAAAGAAAATTCAAATTCTTAGGCAAAAGCAAAGGCATAGAAAAATATACACATCCAATTTGCTTATATGATTATAAAGAAAAATGTGTTGTAATGATAACTAATGAATTTGCTAAATTATGGAAGATAAAGCCATATGAGTAGAATATGTCCTATAAATCATTCTGTTGTACTTTACTTGGACTGTTTGGATTGTGATGATAAAATATGCATTCATCCAAATAAAAGTCCTCAGAATGTCAAATATGAGCTCAGAGAGGTATATAATAAAATGCATACAATAGTAATAGGAATAGATCAGTCATACAAAGATACTGGTATATCAGTATGGTTTGATGGTAAGCTAAAACAAGCAACTGATTGTTTCACACAAAATCTTGAGAACAACACAATGAAAAGAAAAGCATTAAGAGCAAAACTTTTGAATATTTTTGGTAAATTAAATGCAAAAAAGTTAACATATGAGTCAATAAAAGAAGAATGTAAAATAATCTGTATTATTGAACGTATTCGTTTACAATCACAAGGATTTATTAACATTGACTATATAAAGTCAATTGGTGCTTTGAATGCTATGATTGTAGATACTGCAAACCAATATAATATTCCAGTCTATTCTGTCGATACAAGAGCATGGAAATCAGCATCAATAGGTACATCTAAGGAAAAAGCAAATAAATATGGTTTTGATCCTAAAAAATGGCCTACAATATTATGGTGTATAAAGCAAGGATATAAAAGTAAAATTAAAGCAGATGCTGGAAGAAAAAAGAAAGGAGTGATAGAAAAGAACGGAGAAAGATTTACTTACAATGATAATATTGCTGATTCTATTGGTATTGGTAAATTTTACTTTGTAGGAAATCATAATTTATTAAAGGAGGAACATTAACTTGGGAAGTTATGGACATTTAGGTAATAGTAAATCTGTATGCATGAATTGTAAAGATCGTATAATTGGATGTCATACAATATGTGAAGCTTACCTTGAAGAAGTTACAAAAAACAAAATAATCAAAGAAAAAAGAAAAAAAGAAGAAAATATTGCCAAAGCATTAAAACATCTTGATCGTCCTAAAGTAAGTAGAAGATCAAACAATACGCCACAAAGATGCCATATAAAATAAATATATTTATATCATAGAGGCCTTAGATTAAGTTCTAAGGTCTTTTTATTTTATAACCAATAAAATATTAAGCTATTATATTAAAGTTCCTTATTTGTCATCCTATGACCTCACAAATATATAAGAATTTCTTAAAATAACCTATTTACTTTTGTGTAATTCTGTATTATAATGACTATAGTAAATCAAATAAATACTTAGAAAAGGAGTAAAACAAATGAAATTATCTAAAATCAATTCAAATGGTTATAAAATCTATATGGAAGAATATAATTCTATTTCGGAGTTTATTCAAAAAATCAATTCAAGATCACAAAATCCAGAAATGACATCAAAGGCATCAGAAATTGCAGGATATACTTTCACAGGTACAAATGATTATAATGAAGCAGAAAACTTATTATTGCATGGTTGGGTAGAGGAATCGGAAAAACTCAATGAAATGTTAAAACTTAAAACATTAAAAGAAAAATCAGTTAAAAATATTTATGATGTTGCAGGCTTCCAATGTTCAGTTCCAAGATATTTACAAGGTATTCCAACAAATATGATAAATCAGAAAGTAATCACAAAGAAACAAAAAGTAATTACAATAACAAAGAATATATCATATTCTACATATGTAAGAAAAGAAACAATTGAAGAAGAATCTGTAAAAGTACTGCAACTTGTTAATAGCTTGGAAAAACAAGGGTATAGGGTTATTCTCAATGTTACAATGATTTGTAAATCAAAAAAAGGAGGCATTATTCTTTGTAATAAAGTAAGAATTAAAAATGCAAGTGAACGTCTCAATCTTTCAAAAATAAGTTTTCCAATGGTTCATCCTAGTTATTTAAGACGTATTCTTTTTAAATGGATAGAAACATTTGAATATACAACAAAATCATTTGATACTAATTATGGAGTTCCTGTAAAATGTGAAGATTTCAACAACATAATTAAAAACAATAAAAATGATAATGAATACTTTGCTGAAGCATTATATTCTTATAAAGATACATTAACTTTAGATGATCTCATTAAATAATCGTTCTGGATGGTTGTAGATAGGTTCTGCATATGCATAAAATTTTTTTAACAAATTTTGCAAAACCTATTTACAAATTCAGCAAAACGGTATATAATAATAACATAATCAATTAAATAATAAATTAAATAATAAATAAATCTTAAAGAATAAGGAAGTAGATATTGGTTATGTTAAATATTAAATCTATTGTTAAAAATCCTGAGAAAAAGTTTTATGTTAATGTAATGTTTGAAAATGATGAGAACATTTATACAAGAAGAACATATAAAGAAAAAGAATTTGATGGTAGAATTTATTCATTTGTATTTTCTGGTGTTAAAGTATTTTTTGATCTTACAACAATGAATATTATTGATCAGAAAGTAATTTATGAAACAAAAGGAATTAAGAAAACATCAACATATATCGGTTCTAAAAGAATAAAGGAAGTAAAACCTTTAGAAAAGAAAACAGTAAATGTTGAGAATAACAACAAAGAAGTAAAACATGAGAAATATGATCAAATCAAAACATGCTTAGAATGCAATATTCCAATTTATCTTGCAGGCCCTGCAGGATCAGGTAAAAACTTTACAGTTGAACAAATTGCAAAGGAACTTGGTTGGAACTTCTACTTCAGTAATTCAGTTCAGCAAGAATATAAACTTACAGGTTTTATTGATGCTGGTGGAAAGTTCCATGACACTGAATTTTATAAAGCATGTACAGATGAAAATGATTGTATCTTTTTCTTAGACGAGATGGATGCTTCAATTCCAGAAGTTTTAGTTCTTCTGAATGCAGCAATTGCAAATGGCTATTTTGAATTTCCTTGTGGAAGAGTTGACATTGAAAAAGTACACTTTGTAGCTGCAGGAAACACAGTTGGATCTGGTTCAGATGAATTATATTCTGGAAGAATGGTTCTTAAGACAATACTTACAATCTCAGTATTCAAAGGAATGGACAAAGATACAATCAATACATTCAATGCTGTAGGTTATGATAAATACACAAAAGCATTAAAGGATATTCAGATGGCTGCTTAATTGCAGCCAATCTGTTTAATACATAGAAAGGTGATAACATGAAAGAAGCAATAAAGATCAGAGTTAACAACAAACAAAATGACGTTTGCACCGGTTGTGGTAAATCAAGCAAAGATGAAAAGAAAGAATTTTACGACATGATGATTGGAAATGATTTAATTCATTTGTGCTTTGATTGCATGGAAATGATGTTTAGAAAGACATTGAAAGCACAAGTAAATTATCAGGGAAAGTTAAAAAATCCAAACAAGAACATACGGAGGTAAAGAGAAATGGCAATTGCAAGGAAGTGTGATAGATGTGGCAAGCTTTTTGATCCATACAACATTGATGCAGATTATAAAGTACCAAACAGATATATGAATATTCTACTAAGGAACGTATTACTTGTAAATGAAACATATAAAGAGCTTGGCGATTATGATTTGTGTAAAGAATGCAATGATTCGTTTTTAGAGTGGTTGTCAAAGCCAAAGGTTGTTAAGCATGAGTGTTCGAATTTTAGAAACATTGATAAACAGAATCATGTATGCAAAATATGTCCAAGGCATCAAGAATGTGAGGAAGCAACAAAAGAGAAGGAAGTTGCCAGCAAAAAGAAAGGTGTGCCAGAGTGTTTTGGTAAGTACGATGGAAGTAATCGTGATTGTCTTCTTTGTGAGTTAACAAGTGACTGCGAGGAAAAATAAATGAGCAATAATCAACCACGTAGTTTTAAGTTCTACCGCAAAAACGAAGAAGAAGTCATGAAGTCGTTAGGACTTAAACCAACGAAAGCGAGGCATACTGAATGGCTGGAGTAAAAGGAATGAAAATAAAAAATAGAAAGCCAATGAGTAAAGAGACTAGAAAAAAGATTTCTAAATTGTTAAAGGAAAGATGGCAAGATAAGTCTTACAGAGAAAATGTAAAAAATGCTCATAAACATAAGCTTAATGATAGTTGGAAGAAGAATATATCAAAAGGTATGTCTGGGATGAAACGTTCTGATGAAACAAAAGCAAAAATGAGCGCATATCAGTCAAATAGACCAAAAGAAGTAAAACAAAAGCAAGTAGAATCTTGGAGAAAACAATGGAACTCACTAAGTAAAGAAGAGCAACTTAAAAGACTTGAAAAGTGGATTGACGCAGGACATGAGGCAGAAAGAGATGGCAGTTATTTAAAGCCAAGTTCGATTGAAATAAAAGTGCAAGAGCAGCTTGACGAAATTGGTATAAGATATGTTCAACAGAAGAGAGTACATAACGGAGAAAGATATTTCTTTTTGGATTTTTATGTTCCATCGTTGAAATTGGTTATTGAGTGTAATGGTGATTATTGGCATAGCTTACCGGAGAAAGTAGAAAGAGATAAGAACCTTAAAAAGTATGTTGAGTCTACAGGTAGAAAGATAGTTTTTATTTGGGAGCACGAGATAAATGATGAGTGGTTTTGGGTTGGAGATTATCTCGAAGGGGGTGATGCCAATGTCTAACAGAAGTTTTAAGTTTTACAGAAAAAATGAAGAGGAAGTTATGAAATCACTTGGATTGAAACCAACTAAGAACTCTGGTTCTGGCTGGGTCTGACGTTGAAAAAGAAGATGGGCAGAATGACTATGTTATTTGTCAGTTAAAGAGTACTGATGCACAGTCAATTAAAGTAAATCAAAAGGACATTAGAACTTTAGAAAAGAATGCAACTATTGAACATAAAATTCCGGTATTTGCAATTCAATTTCTAAATACAGGTGAGGTATGGTTGATGATTAAGCCTGATGATTTACCAGATGCCTCAGAATACATTTTAACTGGTTCAATAAAGGAAAATAGGTTGGAACAATTAGGAATTGATTTAGAGGCATCTGAGGACATTAGGGCTATATCTAATAAGTCAATTAAGTCATCATGTAGTTCAAGGGAAATGTTCCACAAACAGCAAAGTAAAAAATATAATAAGAAAAGGAGTGCATTGTAATGAAAGCAAAAGTAAAAGGAATGTATGCATACAAAGGACATAATGTATCAGCAAATGGAAGTGTTAACCTTACACTTAGTGGTAAGTATTCACAGCTGACAAGTTCTGTACAGTTACTGCAGATGTTGAATAATGATGTTATTATTCAGATTAAGATGGGGGTCGAAAAGCCATTTAAGATTGGTTCGTTTAGAATCAAAAATGTTGCTTTTGATGGTGACGGAGAAAGTATTTTGAAGTTCAACAGCTTAAATGATTTTGTAGATATTGACAAGATGAATGATCTTATTACAAAGGATGAATTTGCAGTAATGTTTACAGCAGACATTGAAGAGGAAGATGATGAAAGTGAGGAAGAGTAATGGCAGCCAAGATGAAGTATTTAGAATTGTCAAATGCTCATATTGCAGCTAAAAGGCGTTTGGTGATTTCTGAATGTGTTAAAGAGAACCAGGACACAAAGGAAAATATTCAATGTGGATTTACTTTAGCCCAGCAGGTTGAGGTCGAAGAAGGCAAAAGGATGACAAGGGTATTCCTTAAAAATGGAATACATGTTGCAAGTATTGATGAGCTTTATAATCTTCGTGATGCAATCAATAATGCAATTAACAAATATGAAGAAAAGAAAAATGATGAGGAAGAATGGGAAAATTAAATATTTTTGAAAAAGTTGAAAAATTTTTAAAAAACCTATTTACTTTTCCAGAAATTGTGATATAATTAAACCATCAAAACAAATAAAACACAAACATCCAGGAGGATAAAGAAATGAGAACATTAAAGAATAACAATTTTGAAGTAGTATTCAAGGATGAGAAAAATTTTAAGTTAATAAACAAATTTGGTGATGAGTATACATGCAGACTTGAAAATGGAAAGATTGTTAGTAAAACACAATTTGGTTTAAAATATGCAATGGCAGCAAGACAGCAATTAGGATTTTAATAAGCCCACCAATCAGACATTTATTGTTTGATTTAAAATAAATAAATTGCTAGAAAGCAAAAGTAAAACAACAAAAAAAACAATGTATGCAAAGTCATACAAGCAAAGAAAAGGAGAAAAATTATGGCAACAAATTGGACATTATCACAGGCATTAGCAAAGATCACAGAAGGAACAGATAAGGTAGCAATCCAGGATATTGGAAGAAGATTCCCACTTACAGCAGTAGCATTGGCAGAAATCGGTCAGAATGTAGGTGCAGCTAAGATCATCGGTGCAGTACCGTCACATATTACAGCAAGAAAGATTGAGTCAGTGTTAAAGGATGGAGCTTCCGATCAGGATGCTGATGAAGAGATTGATGATGATGCAGCTGATGAAGAGGAAGTTAAGAAACCAGCAAAGAAAGTGGCTAAGAAGCCTGCAAAGAACGATGAAGCTGAAGAGGATGATCCTGTAGCACTTTACAAGAAATGCAAGAAAGCAGGTCTTAAGGTTGTACCTAAGAAGTCAGCAAAGTATTACAAGGATGCATTAAAGAAGGCTGAGGAAGAGGCTGAAGCAGAAGACGATGACTGGGATGATGAGGAAGAGGATGAGAAGCCTGCTTCAAAGAAGAAACTCGCAAAGAAGGCACCTGCAAAAAAGCCTGCAAAGAAAGCTGAGCCGGAAGATGATGAAGATGAGGATGAAGATGAGTGGGACATTTAATATTCCCAATGAATCCTCCGATCATAGATAGGTAAGGAAAACCACCAACTGTAGAAAGAAAGCTATGGTTGGTGGTTATTTGAATATATGGAGGAAATATGAGATATAGGATCTATACAGATGGTTCTTGGAATAAAGAAAAAGATATTGGTGGTTGGGCAATAGTAATTGCAGATCATAAAGGAATAAAGTTAAAATTAGGGTCAAAAAAAGGCACGACAAATAATCAGATGGAGTTAATGGCGGTCTTGAATGCATTAGAATATGCAGTACGAAAGCATTTAAAAGACATAGAAATAATTACAGATTCTATGTATGTTTTAAATGGAGTGAAAAAATATGCAGAGACATGGAAAGCAAATAATTGGATAGGACTTTCCGGCGACGAGATTAAATATAGATCACAATGGGAAGGAATCTTGATTATGCTAGAAAACTTAAATGAAAATAAATTTTCCGTTAAGTTTTCTAAGGTAAAAGGACATGACGGAAATTCATTAAATGAGCTTGCAGACCTTAAAGCAAGGGAAGCAATTAAAGCATATAAGGAGAAGTAAAGATGGAAATATATGCGTCAAAATTGTATCAGAAAGTTTTTCGAGGTAACAAGTCTAAAGATACGTACTTAAAAGCTTGTGGATGGTTAGCACAGAATGTAGTGTCTGATCAGCAAATAAACAATAACGTTACATATACGATAGAAAAAGGATACGATGATGAATCTGGTGTTTACTTATATACAGTAACATTGTTTGCAAAACTTAATAAAGAAGATATTAAGAATAGACATTGTGGTATTTGCAGGGAATTAAATGGCAGCTTTCTGATGAAAGAAGAAATAAAATGTGATTGGTGCAAGTTGCAGGCATATTTTAGACGTGAAGATGATATGATTAAAGAGAAAAAAAGATTTATAAAAGAAAAAATTAGTGGAGGTAAAAATGATTAGAAGATTTAGTTTGATATGTAAAAGAATAAAAAGAAAGCTGATAAACAATATTCAGACAATCTATATGATTTTGTTTGCAGTTAACCCTATTATTGGTATGTTTATCAATGGGAAAGAACTAATAGCAATTCAGATAATTGTTAACTTTGTTATTGTAATGCTTATTTTTACTGATAAGTGCATGCACAATAAATACAATGACATTCCGGTTATGAGAAAGCCACTTGTAAGATATGAAAAATCTACAAATAAGGTAATTATGAAGCCGGAGGATATGTATGAAGCTCTTAATTATTTATCTGATTTGCAGGAATACTTTGAAAGGAAAGGAATGCTATGAAGTTTGATTTAGAAAAGGTAAAACGAATATTTGATATAACATTTATAACTGTATGTATTACTTATTTGTTTTATCTTATAAAATAAAATACCAATGTGATTCATTAGAATGCATCAGAAATGATTTTTATTGATAGGCTTATAAAATATATACAAAACCATAAAAGTGCTTTAAAAGGCTTAATTTGAAAAGTTAATTTGAAAAAACTTTAATAAATTTAAGCAAAAATGTTTACTTTTTATGGTTTTTGTTATATAATATAATCATAAAATAAATAAAACAAATGCTTAGGAGGACAAATAAAATGAAAAGAACGCAATTCAAAACATGTGTAGGAAAGCAAAATGGATATGATGTTTATAGAACAGTATTAACTGATGGAAAGAAGTTCTATGTAAGATGGAATAAAAAGTTGGTTGATGTTACAGATGATAAAAGATCTTTTGTTTATAAATGGAGTAATTAAATGAGATTGTTAGTAAGTGAACAAATAAGTTCAAATAGAAAATTTAGAGAAACATATCAAAAACAAAATAAGAAAAAGAAGGAAGTAAAGGATGACTTCCATAAAATGCTAATAGACGAGCAGGAACAATTAGATCAATTAAAATATTAAGAATAATTATCCTACTTGGCATAACTTATAAACAATATTATAACATTTTATGTAAGGAGGAATCCCTATCCTCATGTTTTCTTGTGGACTATATAAGTTTGTTACAAAATGGATAGATGTGAATAATGTCAAGTAATAAACATCGATGGAAAGTAGGTGATTGTATAATAGAACCTAATGAAAGGCAAAGAAATATATTGCAAAAGTTTGGTCTTAATCCAAATAATTGGTTAATATGTTTTGAAAACAAAGCCGCAATTGAAGTTGTAAGCAAAAGATCAAGACAAAGAAGAACATTAAACATCAAGGAGGATAAATAAATGTCAAAATTAAACCTTAAAGCAGTAAAGGATGTTAAAGTTTACTTTAAAGTTGAGAGAAGCAAAGGTAATATGCCAAATTTTGTAGTAAACAATTGGAGAAAAATGCATCGTAAACCTATGCATAGAAAAGTACAATGTAAAAGAACAAAATTAAGCAATAAAATGGCTAAACATATGTAAGGAGAAATCAAATGACTTTAGAAGAAGCAATTAAAAATGTAAAAGAAGTTGTAATTAAAAATAGAAAAGTTCAATACTTCTATGAAAACAATCCTACAGTTTGGAATGACGGTGGAGAAAGAATGATAAGATGTAAAATTGTGTGCAGATGAACATGAACAGCTTTTGCAATTGCTGGAGAAGTTACATCAGATTGAACAAGTATATGAGGAGTTAAAAAGTAAAACAGATAGTTCTGATTTTCCTGATGATGTATTAGATTTCTTAAAAAGGTGGAAGTAAATGTTAGTACCAGCAATCTTATATAAAGAGCAAATCAAAAAAGAATTTCAAAAACATTATTATACAACAGATATGTTGTATGAAACAGGTTGCATGTGTAATTGGAGTCCAGAAATTGCAGAATGTCCAAATGAAAGTCAATTCCAATATGCAATAGTTGATGAAAATGAAAAACTTATTGGGTACTTAGGATATTCAGTTGATTGGTATGTGTCTAAAGCATATAACTTCGGATTGTTTTCTTTTGATAGAGGAAATATCTTAGTTGGTAAAGATGTATTTGAAAAACTGGAAGAACTTGTAAGCACACTGCATAGAGTTGAATGGAGAGCTATTGGTGGCAATCCAGCCTGTAGAGGTTATGACAACTTTATTAAAAGGTATAATGGAATGAAACATGTTCTAAAAGATTCAATTAGGGATAAGAATGGAAATTATCACGATGATATTATTTATGAAATAGTAAATGAGGAAAAGCACATATGATAAAAGGTAATAAAGTATATGATCCATTAACAAATACATGGAGTACAGGTTATTGGATAAAAGATGACAAAGGAAATTATTATCCGGTATGGTAGGATATATGATTTATTTTTAGGGAGATAAATATGGATAAGATAAATCAAATTAAAAAAGAAATATTTACGTCAATGAAAATGATGGATACAACTATCAAAGGTATCAAAGAATCAGAAGAATATAAAATTGCACAAGCATACAATCAAGGATTGAGGGATGCTATGGATATTTTTGAAAGAGAAATGAAATAAATTACATGACCCTCTTTAATGTATAAGATATACTGAAACAAACAAGAAGAGAGGAGAATGTAAAATGCCAAGAAAAGGAGAAAGCAGATATGATGTAGACGAGATATGTAATGCATTAGATAGCTACACAGCGCACTGCGTTAAACAAAAAGAAGTGCCCATATTAAAAGAGGTGTTTGTTAAAAAAGGATGGTCTTACGAATATGTATGTAAGATATTAAATGGCAGACTATTAGAGCAGAAAGATGAAAGACTTGATACTTCTATAAAGAATCTAGTAAATGCTAAGGAGTACATGTTAGAGAGACTAGGCTTAAAAGGTAAGATCAATTCAACGTTAGCAGTGTTTAGTCTAAAGCAGTTAGGTTGGAGAGATCAACAACAGGTAGATGTAGGTACTGATACAAAGAAAAGTATTAAGATTACATTAGTAAAACCTGATTAGCAAGCAGATGTATAGTTCAATGGTAGAATTTCAGTACGCGTAGAAGATATAGGTTCGATTCCTATTGCATCCATTGTGGAGTGTTCATCCTCCATTCTGTCTCCCATTAGTACAGGAAGTATTATTGGTTGGTAAAGGATAATAGATAGGTAACAGATGAACATTAACCGGTATGTTATTTCGTATTCATCGTTATTACTATTGTATAGTTAGACTACTCCTAAAGCAAATTTCCCACATACCGGTTATTTAATGGGTATTAGCCAAGTGGTTAAGGCACAGGACTTTGACTCCTGGATCATTGGTTCGAATCCAATATGCCCAGTTATAAATCCTTAGAATAAAGTAAAAGAAAGAAGGGATAATACAAAGTAAAAGGAAGTGATAAATTGAATATAGAGCAAGAAATAAAGTTGACAGTAAATGAGCACTTTATGGACTATGTAACAGATTGGGATCATCAAGAGTATTTATTGGTAGGATCTTATGGTAGTAGTAAATCATATGAGACGGCAACAAAGCTAATTCTTAAGTTATTGAGTGAGAAACGAAAAGCGTTGGTTGTAAGAGATACATATGAGCAGATCAAAGAATCCTGCTATGATTTAATATATGAGATCTTAGATGGAATGGGCTTGGTTACAGAAGATAAAAGTAAGTCAAGCAGGGAAAAGTATGTGATTGCTTCTAAGTCACCATTACAGTTTATGTTCCCGAATGGTTCAAGGATTGTATTTAAGGGCATGGATAAACCAACAAAGGTAAAGTCTATCAACAATGTATCTATTGTATGGATGGAGGAAGCTTCTGAAGTTAAGTATAGTGCTTATAAGGAATTGAAGCTAAGACTTAGAAATCCATTTTTAAAAATCTACTACTTGCTAACAACTAATCCAGTTGATAAGCAAAATTGGATATACACGCATTTCTTCGAACGTAAGGAAGTAGATGCCAATGGTGAAGAGAAGTTGGTAGTGATTCAGAATGAAGAGGATTTCTATAAGCGGAGAATAATCAGGGACAATCCAAATGGTGTATATTATCATCATAGTGTTCCTGAAGATAATTCATTCTTAACGCTGGATTATATAGCTACATTGGAAGAGCTTAAGACATATGATCCTGATTTATATAGAGTGGCAAGGGAAGGTAAGTTCGGTATCAATGGCCGGCGGGTCCTTCCTCAGTTTGTTATTGCAGACGATCCAAAGGAGTTTAAAAGGGCAGTTCTCTCAGCACCAATTAAAAGGAATGGTTTTGACTTTGGTTTTGAAACATCATATAATGCTTTGGTAAGAGTTGCAGTAGATACTAAGAATAGTATACTGTATATATATGATGAATGGTATAGAAACCACTTAACAGATAAACAAACAGTAGAAAAACTTGAGGAATGGAATTCTGATAGTAAGAACTGGAGAGTTAAAGCTGATTGTGCTCAGCCAGGATCAATCAAATACTTTCACGATGAAGGTTTTGGATTTACAAAGTGCCATAAGATAGCAAGGCTTGAACAGGTAAAGAAAGTAAAACGATTTAAGAAAATCATATGTAGTCCAAAATGTAAGAATACAATAAGAGAGCTTAAGGATCTTGTATATGCTGAGGATAGTAATGGTAATATGATTTATGATGAGTTCAATATTGATCCACATACTTTCTCAGCTATATGGTATGCATTAGATGATGTTACTGTTGCTGATGTTAAAGAAAGAAAGAATAATAGTAAGAATGGAAGTGGTGTAAATGGAAGGTGATATAGATCTGAAAAGTAAGTTTTCATGTGATAGTGACTTCATACCTATGTTTAAAGAAGAGTGGGTAAAAGTAACAAATTTATTAAAACAATATATTAAGGAGGAAAGAAAGAATGAAGAATAATGTATTTAATCCAAATGTGAACACAACTAAATGGGTAAAAGCTGCAACAGTAAGAGCTATTAAAACAATGGCACAAACTGCTATTGGTATTATTGGAGCAGCTACAATGATTGAAAGTGTTGACTGGAGAGTAGTGGCAAGTGGTGCTATTATCTCAGGTATTGTAAGTATCTTAACAAGTGTAGCTGGTATTCCGGAGGTAGAAGAAAATGCGTAATATATCACAGTTACATCCTGAGCTGAAGAAGAAAGCAGTAAAGCTTCAAAAGGAATGTTTAAAAGTAGGAATCAAGATCAAGATTGGTGAGTGTGTAAGAACAGTAGCAGAGCAGAATGCTTTGTATGCAAAAGGTAGAAATGGTGTTCCTGGTCCAATTGTTACGAAAGCAAAAGGTACAGACTACAGATCAATGCATCAATGGGGAGTTGCATTTGACTTTTTCTTGGATATGGATGTTGACAAAGATGGCAAAAAGTCAGATGATGTTTTTAATAATGCAACGAAGTTATTTAACAAGGTAGGAGCAATTGGTAAGAAGCTTGGTCTTGAGTGGGGAGGAGATTGGAAGTCAATCAAAGATCTCCCACATTTCCAGTTGCCTGATTGGGGTAGTACAGCTACACAGTTGAAGAAGAAATATGGTACGCCAGAAAAGTTCAAGGAAACATGGGATGATAAGAAAGACGTTAAGAATGTTAAAGCAAAGCCAAACAATACTGTAACAGCTTCCAAGAATCCAACGGAGCCGGCTAGACATAGGGATGCCAAGTACAATGGTTTATATACAACGACAAGTAATTTGAATCTTAGGACAGGAGCAGGAAGCAAGAAACCTATTGTTACTGTTATTCCAAAAGGAACACGTGTTGCATGTCACGGCTACTATACAAATGTTGGTTCAGATGTTTGGTTATTCGTTCAGTATGGTAAGTATACTGGTTTCGTAAGTAAGAAGTATTTAAAGTAAAGAGGAGGAATTAAACGATGAGTGATGCTAATGTAAACATTACAACATCAATAGAAGATGGAGACATCGTATCGTATAGAGATATTCCTTATGCAGTGTTGGATGATGATATTAGTGGCACTCTGAGGGAAGATTTTTTCCATGAGCTTGGAAAGATAAAGAAGTTCTATCAGATTTACAAACAAGGTATGGACTTTACAACTGATGGAACAAATGGTGATTATATTCCAAGCCAACTGAGGTTCAAAAAGGCAGCAGGATTGATCAACAAAGAAGCAAGGTTTATGTTTAGTACGCCAATGGATTTCTATATCAATCAGGATCAGAATGAAACAGATGAGCAGAAGGCAAATAACACAATTTTGAATAATTTCCTGCAGAAAGTATTAAAGAAAAACTTTTTTGACAAAAATGTATTAAAAGCGGCAAAAGATTGCTTTATTGGGAAAAGAGTTGCTTGCATTCTTAATTTCAATGAGGACTCTGGTATTGCAGTTGATTTTCTTAATCCATTGGAATTCTATTATGAGATGGCAGGAGCTGATATGCTTACTAAGATTGTTGCTTTCTTTGTTGAAGTTGAGGCATCCAATAATGTAGAGAAGAAGATACGTAAGAAAACATATTGGATGGCAGATGATGGTTATTGTTGGGTACATGAGGTTATGTATGATGGCTTAGGTGTACAGCTTGAAGAATTAGTTCCTGCAAGGTCTACGTTGTTTGAATATATTCCAGCGGTAGTGATCCTTAATGATGGTCTTACAAATGATATTAGAGGGGAATCGGAGATAGAGGATTATGCCAAGTACGAAAAGTATTACAGTAAATTAGTAAATAGTGATTTTGATGCAGAAAGAAAGAGTATGAATCCTGTTCGCTATACTATTGATGCTTCTTCGGGATCAACAAGCAACCTTTCGATTGGTCCTGGAGCATTTTGGGATATTCAATCAGATGATAATGGTGTTGAAGTGAAGAATGCTTCTGTTGGCCAATTGGAATCAAATATGAGTTACTCAGCAGCTTTGTCTGCTACATTGGATCGTGTAGATAATGAGATGCATAGCTTAGGATCAATTCCAAATATTGAGTCTGATAAGTTACAAGGAGTGATTACATCAGGTAAAACATTGAAAGCTCTTTACTGGCCATTGATCGTAAGATGTGACGAGAAGATGCAAACATGGGGAGCTGCGGCAGAGTTTATTGCTAAGTGTATCTTAGATGGTGCTTCATTATATCCAAAGGTTGTTCCATATTATACGAACGAAGAACTTCCTATTGTTGAGGCTGATATTCAGGTAATGAACAATTATGCTTTACCAGAGGATGAACAGGACGAAAAGAATATTGATCTTGCAGAGGTAACGGCACAAACAATGAGCCGGTCGTCTTACATGAAGAAGTGGAGAAAACTTACTGATAAAGAAGTAATGTCTGAGCTTCAACAAATTGCTTTGGAACAGGAAATGTTATCAGGTAACTCATATGGTAATATTCCTCCAATGGAAAGGGATGATCAATCGGTAGATGAAGATGATGATAGTAAATTGGATGAACCTGATGTTGTTGAGGGATCACAGGATGACGAATAAGGCATTTTAAGTAATAAGCTAATAAAATATAAGGCTAAAAAGTAAAAATACCTTTAAGGGCCAAATAAATGAATTTGAAGGAGGTTGCTGATTATGTACAATTTAAGATTCGCAAAAGCTGAACAAACACGTAAAGCAATTACTAATCAGCAACTGCGACAAATTAAAAGTATGTATCAGGAAATTGCTGATCAATATTCAAGAAGAATAGAAAATCTTTCAGGTAAGACAAATATAAGTTCGATACTTAGAACACAGTATTTGAATGAATATCAAAAGCAACTTGCTGATGAACTTGGCAAGGTAAATCGTAGGATTGAATCCAATATTAAGTCCGGTATGACAAAGACTGCAGAAGCAGTTTTAGAAGAGGAAATAAAAAGAGCCAAAGAGCTAGGATTTACCGGTATAACAGGAAAGTATTCCAATATTCCTACTGATGTAGTAGAGACAATAATATCAGGACAATTATATCAAAGCGATTGGTCGTTAAGTAGTGCTATTTGGGGTACAAATAAAAAGATACAACAGGATTGCCAAAACATTGTAGCAAGAGGTATTGCAGCAAATAAAGGTGTATATGAAGTTGCCAAAGATTTAGAAGCTTATGTAAATCCTGAAGCAAGAAAAACGTATAGGTGGGCAAGAGATTATCCAGGTAGTAACAAAGTGATTGATTACAATGCCAGTAGATTGGCAAGAACAATGATGAGTCATGCATACCAAGAAGCCTTTGAAAGATCAACTGCAAAAGATCCTTGGGTAGAAGCTTATCAATGGAATACTGGTCATAATAATAGAGTTTGTCCATTGTGTATTGAAAGGGAAGAAAATGATTCGTATGGATTAGGTCCAGGGGTATATCCAAAGGGAGAAGTACCATTGGATCATCCAAACGGTCAATGCTTTCTGACAATAGTTCAAACAAAAAGTACAAATGATGTTGTTAATGATTTAGCAAATTGGTATAATGGCACGGGAAATGAAAAGATGAATGGCTTAATTGATGAGTTTGCTTATTCACTTGGCTATACTCCTGAGATGTTAAAAAAGACAGTAAGGAAAGTTGGTGTTGAATCTGCCGCTGAAAAGATTAAACAATATTCTGATAGACAAATAAAAAATGCATCAAAGTTTATAAAAGAATTAGAAATGGATCAAGCAAGTGTTGATAATTATATGAACACATTAAAAGGAACAAGCAGAGAATTTCAAAATGCATTTGTAGATGCTATGAAAAAGAAAGTAAAAAATTGGGATTTTGATGATGAAGGAAGCTATTATTTGTCATCTAAACAAGAGATAAAATATACGTACGGAAGTATAGAAGCTTGGATGTTTAGTGGAAATAATCATCAAAAGCAAACACTTTTTCACGAAATAGGACATGCAATTGATGACTTAAGAAAAGGAACTAATTCAAAATGGACAAATAAAAAAGAATTTGTTGATGCAATGCTAAAAGACATGACTATTATGAATGAAAAATGCAAAAATGGAGACATCGAATATATTCTTGAGTTAAGGAAAATGGTAAACGATAATTCTTCAAAAGGTGTTCAAGATGCAATATCAGCAATGCATTGCAAAGGAATAAATCTTAGCAATGTTAAACCAAATGTGAAAGTATGGTGGCATCATTCACAAGAATATTACGAAAGAAGAAATGCAAAAAAAGAAGCTGCTTCTGAATTGTTTGCAAATATGTGTGGTGCTCAAGCCGATAAAGGAGCAATAAAATATATAGAAAAATATTTTCCAAATGCTTACAAAGAGTTTTGGAATATCATAAATGAAATAGGAAAGTAGTTTACTTTTTGTTTTAAATATGTTATAATTAAATCAAACTAAATAGGAGGTGATAAAATGTATGATGGAAATACAAGTGAGATTTTAAAAGAACTTGAGAAATATCAGAATAAGTTTAATGAAGGATTTCCGCTAATGCAGGCTTATGGTGATGCTAAAATTGTTCGAAAACAAATTATTGAATGTATCAACAAAAACAAAAGAGCAAGTGTTTTATGGCCTGAAATTTATGGTGAATGTAATGGCAAATTTATTTAAAAAATAATAAAAAGTTGTTTACAAATTTGTAAATATGGTATATAATATAATCATAAATTAAATATTATAAATATTAAATCTATGGAAATAGAAAATAAAATGATTAAGAAGATCAAGCTGGTAGAAATACCGGCTTATTCTTGTTTAAAGGAGAAAAAAGATGAATAAAAAAGTTGAAGTAATATGTAAAGAGTGTAATAGCGAGTTTTTATTTGATACTGTAAAAATCAAGCAGAAAGAAAAGGTAAAGATTGGTAATGACACCTTTGCGATAATTTATTACAAATGTCCTGAATGTGGAGCAATTCAGTTAGTAGGGATGTTGAATTATCGAGCAAAACGAATTAGAGATTCATATTTTACAGCTTATGATTCTGTTAGAAAAATGGAAGTAACTGGAGATTATATGTTACGTCCGGTTATTTATAAAAAAAGAAAAGATAAGCTTGAAAAATTAAAGTTAGAAAACACGGAATATCAGCAAATGCTTTTGAATCAATATAAGGACAAGATTCCTGCTGAAGTATTTGAGGAGGTGTAGGCAATTGAAGGCTAACGTGATCATTTGTGATAATTGTCATTGTAAGTTTGATAAAGAATCAATTGTGGTAAAAAGAAAGACAGTGAACATTGAAGGTAAAGGCATTGAAGTTGCATATTTTAAATGTATGCATTGTGGAAAACCTTATTTAACAGAAGTCGTAAATTATGCTGTTGAAAAGAAGAAAAAGAAGTTCGATAAAATACTTGCCAGTTTAAGAAGAAAACAGGCACTAGGCATTAAGCCAAATGAGTCTCAAATCAATGAAGCAATTGATCTTAAGGATGACCTTATAAGCTATGAAATGAAGCTTAAGGATAAATACAAGAGTCTTATACCACGTGAGGTTCTTGATTAACAACAAAAGTGGATAACTTGTGACCAACACATTAACTGGAAGAAAAGGAGATAAAAAATGAAAAACAGAACAATTGAGAACATGTTAGAAAACACGTTACCACGAATGGCAACTAACTTACAGTTTTTTGCATCAAGTGGAGATCAGGATCGTGATGATGACGGTGATGATCACAATGACAATGAAGATGATGATTCAGATGGTGACGACCATGACGATGATTCAGACGAAGGCGACAAAGACAGCAAAGACAATGAAAAGAAGTTTACACAAGCTGACATGACAGCAACTGCAGCTAAAGAGAAAAAGCAAGGACGTGCGGCGGCATTCCGTGAGATGGGTTTTAAGTCTGAGAAAGAAGCAAAAGCTCAGTTGGAAGCTTTTAGAAAGTATCAGGAATCTCAGTTAACTCCGGAGCAGAAAACGGCGGCACAGATTCAGCAGGCAAATGATGACAAGTCAGACGCCGAAAAGAGAGCAGAAGCTGCAGAAAATAAGTTAGCAGCTATTCAAGCAGGTGTAAAGAAGGATGCTGCTGATGATGCTGTTGCCATCGCAATGATGAAGGTTGAAGATGGTAAATCATTAGAGGATGTTCTTGGCGAGATGAAAACTCAGCCACGATACAAGGGTTTTTTCGATGGTTCAGACGACGGTGACGATAATGGTGGAAAAGGTGGCACTGGTACAAGTGTTCGTCATAAATCGTCTAAGAAGGATGAAGATGGAATAGGGAAAAGACTTGGTCAAGCACAGGTTAATAGAAATGGTGCTACAAAGAAAAGTAGTTATTTCAGAAGTTAATGTTAAGAAGGAGGATTGAAAAATGTTAAATCAATCAGGTATCACAAAAACGAGTGGTCTTGCGAGAAAGACAATTCTTATTGACACTCAATTATTTTTCGCATTACCATGTATGATTGCAGCAACTGGAGTTGAAGCCGGATCAGATGGTAAGAAGATCGTAAAAGCAGGAACACCGCTTAAGGGCTCATTACTTAGCAGAGATGAAGCCTTTACAGTAGGAGTAAAGGATGATGCTGTTGTTGGTATTGCAGAACACGATGTAGATGTTACTGCAGGAACGGCAAATGGTGGCATCATTGTATTTGGTTTTATTGATGAGAGCAAGCTAGATACAGATGTAGTTGCATTGCTTGACACTGCAAATACAGATACAACAAAGCTTAGAGATAAGCTCACAAAGATTACGTTCTGTAAGTAGTAAAGGAGGGATAAAAAGATGACAATTTTTGAATTAGTAACGTCAGATCAAATTACAGCTTATTGGGAGACACAAGCACAAAACAGAGCGCCTTATCTCGGTGAGGAGTTATTCCCATCACAGCAAAAGTTAGGCTTAAATATCAAATGGATTAAAGGATCTCAGGGATTGCCGGTTGTATTAAAACCTTCAGCATATGATGTAGTTGCTAAGAAGAGAGATCGAATTGGATTCGATAAATTAAACATGGATATGCCATTCTTCAAAGAGGCTACATACATTGATGAGGAACTTCGTCAGGAGTTAAACAAGGTGCTTGAGACAGGCAATCAGGCTTATATCGATTCTATTATGAATCAGGTATTTAATGATACGACTAACCTTTTGGAAGGTGCAGCGGCACAGCGTGAGCGTATGAGAATGATGGCTCTCACAACTGGTAAGATTAGTATGAAAGCAAACGGTCAGAATTATGATTACGATTACGGTGTTCCTGAGAATCACATGATTGATTCTACAAAGGCATGGTCTGATCCAACAGCTACAATTATCGATGATATTCGCGATCTTATGGATTTGATCGAAGATGAGACAGGTGTTCGTCCTGAAAGAGCAGTATGTTCGAGAAAGACGTTCGGTTATATTAGAAAGAATAACGAGATTCGCCAGGCAATTCTCGGAAGCGATGCTACGGCTCCAGTATCTGATACAAAGATTATGGATTACATTGTGGATGAGTTAAAGCTGGATGTTGTAGTGTATAATAAGAAAGCAAAGGATGAGAAGGGAACTGAGTTCCAGTATGTTGCAGACGATACATTCGTTATCTTCCCGCAGGGTAAGTTAGGAACTGGATGGTTTGGTACAACGCCTGAACAATCAGATCTCATGGCTGGTTCTGCTGCTAATGTATCAATCACAGATACAGGTGTTGCAGTTACTACATCAAAGAAAATTGATCCAGTTAATGTTGAGACGAAGGTATCTATGATTTACTTACCTTCATTTGAGACAGCAAATCAGGTTGGTATCATTGATGTCACTGGTGCTTAATTGGAGGTAGTATAACATGGCAATGGTAATCATTGAAAGAGATGGAAAGCAAGCAAAAGTTTCGTATGGTTCATTTAAGAATAGCTTCGAAAAGCTTGGCTGGAGGATCTCAGGTGCTTCAAAAAGCAAATCTCATAAGTTGCCTAAGGAAAATACCAAGGGAGAGGCAAAAGCCTCTTCTGAGGTCAATGGTGAATCCAAGAAGGCATCTGAGACAAAGGACGAATGGGATGCTGCTGATGAAGAACTAGAGATGGAAAAGTCTATTGACGAAATGGATATGAGCGAGCTTAAACATTTTGCAGAGTCTAAAGGAATCGATACAAAGGAACTTAAGACTGTAGGTGCTTTAAAGAAGGCTATAAAAGCGGTAATGTAAGGAGGTGGCCAAATGGCAGAACTTTCTAAGCAGGATCGTATCAAAAAGCTTCTTAGAGAAGAGGAATGTCCGTTTTTTGCAGATGGAGATATAGAGTTCTATTTGTCAGAAAATGGTGATGATGTTAACAAGACACTGTATCAAATGCTTTTGGTGAAAGCAGAAGATACTACATTGAATGTTACAGGTTTGTCGTGTGCAGATACTTCAAAATATTTTAGAAGATTAGCACAGAGATATAGACCAAACAATTCCGGACAGTTGAAGGGAGGTTGATTACAATGAAGCCTCCATACTTTATGGAAAGTAGAATACGTACACAGTTAAAATATAATGGACTACAGTATCAATTCTTTCGTAGCAAGCTTGATAAGTTCAAACAACCAACTGAAGAATTAGAACAGGTTGCGGATATAAAAGGTTTGTACCATGAATCAAATTCTTATATTCAAATAACAGGTTCGGATGCATCTATTATAAGGACATCAAAAAGTCCAATGATATTGTGTATGTATGAAGATGCAAAAAATATTGTCTTAGGTGATAAGATTGAAATAAGTGGAAAGCAATATAAAGTTTCCGGCGTATTAAACATACAAAATTATAATGTAGCTGCAGACATATCTTTGGAAGAGGTGATTTAGATGCCTGAATTTGAATGGGAGATTAATGTCGATAATCTTGTTAAAGGAATTGTAGCTGTTGACAAGAAAGCACAAGCTGCAGTAGAAATGTATGCTAAGAATCAAGCTAAAAACTTAGAATCTTATGCAAAGAAAAATGCGCCTTGGACAGACAGGACAGGAATGGCTAGAAAGTCATTGAAAGCAGATACATCAAAACTTGATAATGGAGTTAGAATAACTTTAGCTCATGGAGTAGATTATGGTTTATGGTTGGAATTGGCACATGAAAAGCGATTTGCAATTGTAAAGCCTACTATTGAGTTAAGAGGAAATGAAGTTATTAAGGGCTATGCAAATTTGCTTGACAAAATGGGATATTAAGGAGGTAGGAGATGTCAGTATATGAAAAAGTTTATGACAAACTAGAGGCTGATAATTTTTCTGTTTTTCCTCCAAATACTCATGTAGGAGATGTGACAGATGAATATGTTGTTTTAGGTGATGGAGGAAGATATCAAGCAGGGTCAAATAGTTCACAGACAGTTTTAATTGATGTTATGTGCTATGTTCCCGGAAGTCGTTTTACTGATTTAGATGGATATGCAAGTTTAATCAAAGGAAGTATAAACGAACTTTTTCCATTAGTTATTCCAACAGGAAATGAAACCCAAGCATTTTATGATGAATCAATAAAGGGGTGGATGAAATCTGTTGAATATCGTTACACAGTAAGAAATAGATTTTTAAGAGGATAAGGAGGAAACAAAAATGGCAGACGCAAAGCGTGGAACAGAAATTGCTATGATTGACGCAGCCTTGGTTGTAATGCGAACAAAAGGCGTAAATGCTCAGACGTTAGCACTTGATACAGCATCACAGGTTGAAGTAGCAATTGCGACAGAAACTACAGATGCTGTAAAGCTTATTGTTAAAGGTAAGTTAATTGCTCAGAAGAAAGCAACAACGACTGTAACAGGTAATACACTTACACTTACGGATAATGTATTCAATTTTGAGCAGGCAAAGATTCTCCAAGGCGGAACATTATATTATTGGACAACAGAAGAAAAGACAGCTACGCAGACAGAAAAAACTGAATTTGGTGTTGCAGGATATGAACCGCCAGTTGCCGGAAGTGATGACAAAGGTGAGGCATTTGATCTTGATATTTATTCTTCTGTATATGATACATCAGGAGATATTGTTCAGTATGAAAAGATCACATATCCAAACTGTACAGGTCAGCCATTCGGAGTAGGTGCGCAGGATGATACATTCAACGTAAATTCAATTACAATTGATAGTGCGCCAGCTAAAGGACAGGCACCATATTCTATTATGACTGTTAAAGAACTTCCTGCAGTTAGTTAAATGATAAGGAGAAAGTAAAATGGCAAATAATAAAGAGTTAAAAGTAACCAGTATGTCCACATTAAAAGGATATACAAAAGGTGTAATTGTAAGATTACCGGATTTTGGTCCAGGACAGGAATTTTATGCAAGAGTAAGAAGGCCTTCGATTTTAGCAATGCTTAAAGATGGAGATATTCCAAATACGTTATTAGAATCTGCATCAGATTTGTTTGCAGAGGGTTCTTCTTCTTTTGTAACGAATAGAGATAAGACAGGAGAATTGTTTGAGGTTATTGACAAGTTGTGTGAAGCAACATTTGTTGAGCCGTCTTATAATGATCTGAAAGAGGCAGGTATACAGCTTACAGATGAACAAATGATGTTTGTTTTCAATTATACTCAGAATGGAGCTGAAGCATTAGAATCCTTTCGTAAAGAGCGAGAGGATAATGAGCTTAATTCAAATGAGCCAGGAGTTCAATGAGAGACCTAGTTCATTATTAGGTATTGAAGATGAATACACAGCATATTGTTTGGATGAGGCTTGTGCTTATATTATCTCGAATTTGAGAGAAGGCAAAAAGCCTAAATTTAAAAGTAAAAAACAAAAAGGTAAAAAAGATAATTTGAAGAATCAAAGAAAGTTACCAAGTGAGATTTATAAACAATATGATGTGAGGTGATTAAAGTGGCGGTAAATTTAGGTACGGCCGTTGGTTATTTGGACTTGGACACATCTAAATTTACCAAAGGCTTTAAAGAGGCAAAATCTGCTGTAAGTGATTTTAAGGATGGAACTGGCGGAGTTTCAGGATTATTGAAGAATGTAGGTTCATCAATGACTTCCGTCGGTAAGGATATGACACTCAAGGTCACTACACCTATCGTAGGAATGGGTGTAGCAGCAGTTAAAGCTTCTTCATCTTTGGAAAAAGGATTGTCAAAAGTAAAGGCTATATCAGGTGCGACTTCAACTGATATGGTAGATCTCAAGAATAAAGCTATTGAGATGGGTGCTAAGACTAAGTTCTCGGCATCAGAAGCAGCAGATGCTTTTACTTATATGGCAATGGCCGGATGGAAAACCAATGATATGTTGGAAGGTATTGATGGTATAATGAACCTTTCAGCTGCAGATGGTTTAGATTTGGCAACCACATCAGATATTGTAACGGATGCTATCACAGCATTTGGTCTATCTGCATCTGATTCTTCACATTTTGCAGATGTGTTAGCAGCAGCATCAAGTAATGCAAATACAAACGTATCAATGCTAGGAGAATCATTTAAATATGTAGCACCAGTTGCAGGTGCAATGGGTTATTCAGTTGAGGATGTATCAATAGCATTAGGCTTGATGGCAAATGGTAGTATTAAGGCATCACAAGCTGGTACTTCTTTGAGAACGTTAATTACAAACTTAGCTAAGCCAACAGACAGCATGGCAACAGCAATGGATAGGCTTGGAATTAGTTTATCAGATAGTTCAGGAAAAGTAAAGCCATTGTCTCAGTTAATGGATGAGTTAAGAGCAAGCTTTTCAAATGGAAATATAAGTTCAGAAGAATTTCAAACTCAATTGGCTAAGGTTAATAAGCAATACGAAGATGGAAAAATTTCAGAAGAAGCATATAATGATACTTTGCAGGACTTGATGACTTCAGCATATGGCGTTGAGGGAGCAGAGAAAGCAAAGTATGCTGCTACGTTGGCAGGTAAAGAAGGAATGGCAGGATTGCTTAATATTTTAAGTGCTTCAGATGAAGATTATCAAAAACTAAAAACTGCAATTTATGGTGCATCTGATGCTTTTGATGGGCAAGGAACGGCAGCAGGAATGTCACAAGAGATGCTAAATAATTTAGATGGTCAGATAACAATATTATTATCTACGTTAAATACGTTAGCAATTACAATTGGTGATATGTTGTTACCATATGTTAAGGCATTTGTCGAAAAATTACAATCGTTAGTTGAATGGTTAAATGGTCTTGATGATGGACAAAAAAGGATGATCGTGAAGATCGCTGCAATTGTAGCAGCAATTGGACCGGTATTAATGATACTTGGAAAAGTTTTATCAACTGTAGGTACTATCATTAGTGTTGTTAGTAAATTAGGCGGCGTGCTTGGAGCAGCAGCAGGACCAATCGGAATCATAATTGCAGCAATAGCTGCATTATACTTAGCGTGGAAAACGAATTTTGCAGGAATTGGTGATGCAATAAATGAGTTAGCAGCAACATTGAGTGAAAAGTTTGGCGAGATAGTCGAACATGTTAAATCGATTGCAAGTAAAATAAAAGAATTATGGGAAAATGATTTTGGTGGCATCAGGACAATAACAGAAACAGTAATTGGTGTAGTAGTTGATGTCATTAAAGGTCTTGCTGATATAGTTTCAGAAGTGTTTGGATTAATCGATAGCTTAGTTAATGGTGACTGGAAAGGTGCATGGGAACACTTCAAAAATATCGGTAAAGCAGCAATCGATATATTTGCAAAAATATTTCAAGGCATTATAAAAATAATTGCAACTATTATTTCTAATGCTATAAAAGCAATAATTAATTTTGCAAAAAATATTGCCTCGAAAATGAAAGAAGCAGCAAGCAATGCAATTAGTAACTTTATTAAGTTTTTCAAGCAGCTGCCAAGTAAGATAGGCTATATTATTGGTTATGTCTTAGGTATAATAGCTAAATTCGCAATAAACCTTGCAACTAAAGGAAAAGAAGCGGGTAAAAAATTTTTAGATTCTGTTATAAATTTCTTTAAACAATTGCCAGTGAAAATTGCAATTTGGTTTGCAAAAACAATGGTAAAAGTTATGAAATTTAAACAAGAGTTTCCACAAAAGGCAAAAGAAGCAGCAAAGAATTTTAAAGATAAATTAGTTAATGGTATAAAAGAACTGCCAAGCAAAATGTTGAGCATTGGTAAGAATATCATTGAAGGTGTTGTCAATGGCATGAAAGCAAAGATTGAAAGTGCAAAGGAATCAGTTAAGAATTTTGCATCAAATATTGTTAAGGGATTCAAGGATGCATTGGGCATTCATTCACCATCGAAGGTTATGAAAGAGCAAGTTGGTGTACAGATTGCAAATGGTGTTATTGCTGGTATTAATTCCAAAAAAGGTGCAGCCAAAAAATCTGCATCTAAGTTGTCACAGGAAATTGTTGATGCAGCAAGTAAACGTTTAGATCAATTACAAACATATAATAAGATTACAACAGCTCAAGAAGTAGATTTTTGGAAGAAGATATATAATGCAACTAAAAAAGGAACTGATGCAAATCTTACTGCATATAAGAATTACAAGAGTGCCCAACAGTCTCTTAATCAAGAAATTCTTAGTAATGCAGAAAAACGTTTAGATAAATTGCAGACGTATAATAAGATTTCTGCTTCAGGTGAGGTTGCTTATTGGAAGGATGTAATGGGCCAGTTAAAGAAAGGATCAGACGAGTATTTAACGGCGTATAAGAATTACATCTCAGCTAAAAAGGAATACAATCAGGAAATAAAAGATATTGAAACAGAATACAATGACAAAGTGTCTGAAGTTTATGACAATTTGAAATCAAAAGTTGATAGCTTAACGCAGGCGTATAAAGATCAAGTAAATAATCGTAAAGATTCTTTGTTATCAACGTTCAAATTGTTCGATGAATATCAGATTTCAACTGATAAATCAGGGCAAGATCTTGTTTCAAATCTTAGTTCGCAAGTTGATGCATTAAAGCAGTTTAATACACAAATGGAAGAATTGGAAGGTAAGAATATTTTACCTAAAACATTGATTGATGAATTAAGAAGTCAAGGTGTTGCAGCGACAGGTGAACTACAAGCTTTGAATGGTTTAACGGATGAAGAGCTTAAGAAGTATGGAAAGCTTTGGAATGAGCGTAATAAGCTTGCAAAGCAGGAAGCATTGAGAGAGAATCAGGATGCATATGATGAACTTCAAGCTAATATTCAGAAAGCACAGAATACAGCATATAAAAAGTTGGATAAGCTTAATGAAAAATATCATAAAAAGCTTGAATCAATGAAAGATGCTGCGTATTCAAATGCAAGTAAAGTTGGTAAGAAAACTATCAATGGACTTATTGATGGAATTGAAAGTAAGGAAGCACAGCTGAAAAACTCTTTGAATGATACATTAGATACAGTCAATAGTTATATGAATAAGATTGGTACAAAGATTGATAAGATCAATAAGTATGCAGTTAAAGCAAGCTCATCAACTGAGCATAGCCATAGAATGGGATTGTCTTATGTTCCATATGATGGCTATAGAGCAACATTGCATGAGGGTGAAAGAGTTCTTACAAAGAGTGAGGCAAACCAGTATAATAATGGTAATAATTCTTCAAACAATGATGTTGGTGATATTATTATTCCAGTTTATATTGGTAATGATAGGCTTGATACACTTGTTGTAAAAGCAAGTGAAAGAAATAACTTCAGGAAAGGAGGCAGATAACAAATGGCAGATGAAAAAGTGTATCTTAAAATTGGTGAGAATGTCCTACCGGTTGAGCCCGAAAAAGGTTATACGTTATCTTTACAAGATAGCGAATCAACAAATCAGACAGAAGGTGGGACAACAGTTAGAGATATTGTTAGAATGAATATACCATCTATATCAGTCTCCTTTGATTGTGATAAAGAAATGTTACTTGAAATGAGATCATACAAAGTTGAGCCAAGTTTGGATGTTGAATATTTTGATCCAGTAGAAAGTAATGAGTTGCAGAAAGATTTGATGTATGTGACAAACTACAGTGAAAAAATGTTGGCAGACACAGAAGATGGTGGTATTTGGAGAGTAACATTTAATTTGGAGGATTTGGGCAATGTATGATATTTCTGATGGCTTTAAAATCCAAATGAAAAAGCAGGCACAATATAAACGTTTAAGGGGAAAAGTCGGAGGAATAGACTTTGATCAAAGCAATGTATTGCAAGGTACTTTTTCAATAACGAATCAATGTTCAGATTCATCAAATATACAGATTGGACAGGTTTATGTTGGCGAGTTATCTGCTACTTTTAGAAACTTGGCAATTGCAAGGAATACATGGAAAGGTAAAGAGATTGTTGCATATCAAGGTTTAAAAGTAGGTGATGAATTTGAAGATGTTTTACTTGGTCATTATTTTGTGGATGATGCACAGTGGTCAAGAGCAGGTGTTGCAATAACAGCATACGATGCAATGTCTAAGTTTGATAAATCATTAAAATTAACATCATCTGAGGGAAAACCATATGACTTCATTTCATTATGTTGTTTTGAATGTGATGTCGAATTAGGGATGACTGAAGCGGAGTTACTGAAATTCAATAATGGAAAGGAAGTATTCAGTGTTTATCCTGAGAATGAAATGGAAACGTATAGAGACTTGCTATCATGGGCTGCACAGACAATAGGCGCAAATGCGATGATCGATCGTAATGGCAAGCTTGTCTTAAAGCAGTATGGTGGTGATGCAGTAGATTCGTTTGATTCTTTCCATAGATTAGAAGGTGGAACTGCATCAGATTTTGCAACATTCTATACAGGTGTTTCTTGTGTTAATATGGGCAAAGAAACAACATCATATTATGGAGCAGAAGTTGATAATGGATTAACTATGAATCTTGGTTCAAACCCGTTGCTTCAAATTGGAAAAGATAGTAAAATAGAAGAAGTAAGAAGGAATGTATTGTCTGCCATTCAAAATATTAATTATACTCCAATAACGATGAAGCTGAATACACCTTTTGTGTATGATCTTATGGATGTGCTAGAGTTTACTGGTGGTATAGTAGGTTCCGATGGTAAGATACAAACAAGCATAACAAAATATACTTGGAAATTTAACGGTGAGTACACTATAGAGTGTTCAGGTTCAAATCCGGCACTTGCAACAGGAAAATCAAAAACAGATAAGAATATAGCAGGATTATTGGATCAGGTTGATTCGTCTAAGATTATAACATATAATTTTATCAATGCAAAAGATATTGATATTACATCATCTAAGGACAAGGTAATATCAATTGCATTTACATCAAAAGTCAATGCTACAGCAATGTTTTTTGCAGAGATACTTTTAGAGGTTACAACAGATTCAACCGCTATAGTTCAGGTTGATTATAGATTGAATGAGGAGTTTATTGAAGCATTTATTCCAAAGCAGGTGTGTACTAATGGTAGTCATATAATGACATTATATTATCCATTGGCAAGCATTCCTGATGAAAATGGAAATACATTTGAGGTATTCTTAAGTATAACCGGAGGAGCAGCAAAGGTTGGCTTGGGACAAGCGATGGCGAGTGTAACTGGTCAAGGATTATTGGCACTGTATTATGTCTCTAAATGGGATGGTACAATTACAATTGAGGAGAAGCTGGATCCAATTAATCTTGGAACAAACAAAATATCTGTTGGTAAGATGAAAGACCAAGTGGCTATAAATACTTACCAGCCATCAAGTCCAGGTATTAACGAGGTATTTACAGGTATTGAGCTTAATCCAAAAATGCAAATTCTAGTCGGAGTGCAGGACAACATCTCATTTGATTATGTAATTAAAACAGCAACATTCAGTGTATTGTTTGCAAATATTTATGATTATAATATCAGTTATGTATCAACAAAAGATTCAAAGTTTTCGCTAAACACTTCGTATAGATATGCTAGTGTTGAAGAGGCTATTGATGTTGGTAGAATGGCAAGATTGGTATTGCCGCAAGATGATAACTTGGCTGTTACAAATATAGAATTAGAGGTGATTAAGCATGGCTGATTACGATTCAATAGCAAGCCTTTTAGAAGCAGGCACGGATAATATGGATGTAATTCGAGACAATAATGCAAATGATGACGGAACTGATTCTGTTACGGGCATTGATTGGTTTACATACAACAATAAGGTAGCATCAACTGTTTATGTAAGTGGTAACACATGGTTTGGATTTGGAGAAAATTCTGAACATTTAAAAGTGGATCGCCGTGATGCCAAAGTTTATTCAATATGGCGTGAAGAAGGCGAAGTGCATGGGCATAAATTTTTGAAGATCAGATGGAAAGGATATTCGTATTACAGTTCAACATTGTCTAGTTATCTTCTTGAATATGATGTAATTATGTTTGATGATATGAGTATCTTATTGCATATGGTAAATATACCAACAAGTTATAATGATGGAACATATTCATTAACAAATAGTGCAGGAACGATAACTTATACAGTTACAGTAGAAAGTCCAAATGTAACGTTTGTTTATAATTCATCTACAAATTTATATACAGCAATTAATGGTATTCAGGAATTTTACAATGTGAAATATTTAATTGAAGCAGCTGGAGTGTATTACAATATTGCCGATGGAGCATTAAATGAATTGTCTATAAGTGATCTGTCGGCAAATATATTTGAGCAGTATGGAGTTGATAAGATACCATCGGTTGATTTGTTGGCTGGACTTAACTCGCCATCAATACTTTATTGGCAAGATAGTTCAAACACTGTTCCGCTGATAGTTGCTAATGTCACAGCTACACCGGTATCTCAAATAATTATTTCGGAAGAAATTTTTATAATAAATCCTTCAATAAAAGGGATTGCAGGAGCTGTTTGTGAATATGAAGGTAGTCCACTAGTTGCAATATCATTTGATGGGAAGTTAAGTTGGAAGTATTTTGTTGGTGATACAGATTGGGTTACTGCTACGGAAGATTTCGAAGGCATGGCTATTGATAAGCTGGCGACAATAACTACTGAACAGTGGGTATCACAAATTGAGCAAGCAAGTTCATTGTTTATAAAAGTTATGCTAATGTCATTGGAAGATTCTGTTACCAAAATAGTTATACAGTTTATTAATAGTTAGGAGGTAATACAATGTTAAAAGGCAATACAAAAATTGAATTGACAAATATACATACGGGCAAAAAAGAAGTGATTGAAAAACATAATACATTTACAGAAGCACTTTCAAAGTTACTTGAGTATTATTTGTGGACAAGTGCACCAATGTATTATGGTAGTTCAAGCGATATTTTTTTTCCGCTATCTACTGTTGGATTAAGTGGCATTTATTTAATGGCAGAATCGTTGGATGAAAAAGCAACACAAGTATCAGATTTCAAAAATATTGTTGGGTATGCAGGATTCAGTGTAGATACGTCAGGGTCAAAGTATATGGGCAGTTTAAATCAATCTGAATCAAAAAAGTTAGATAACGGTTATCAATACGTTTGGGATTTTGGAACGGATAGAGCAAATGGAGTAATTTCAGCTGTTGGTCTTACAAATGGAACAAAAAAATTGGACGACAAAGATTATTTTCCATATACAGTTTATAATGATCAAACTGGATATTATTTATACTTAAATGATAAAATTCCATGGTTTGGTCAATGTATAGACTGTACAGAATTTGGGCAGAAGTTCATGTTTGCAAGACTGGAAAATCCAACAACGGTTAAGTTTACACAAATACAAATTACACATGGTGTTGTTAAATTAAATAATATGCCAATATATAAAATAATAAAAGAAAAAGAAGTAACAATTCCTGACTTATCAATCTCATTATCATCAACGAACTATAGTAGATCTACTGCATGCTATATTTCGTTTGATGTTAGAAATAAATTTTATTATTTAATAACGCCGACTAAATACATTAGAATTAATGCAAATACGCTGGAATATGATAGTGACTTTGGCGCCAAAGATATGTCAAATATATTTAATAATGATTCGACAAGTGTAGGTACACCATTCGCTGGAGTTATAAATGATTATATGTATAGATGGAAACAATATACATTGTATAAATGGAAAGTTGATGCACCGGAAAGTCCTACTGAGGTAAAAACATTTTCAAATTTCTATAATTTAAATTCCGTAGGCGATTATTTTATTGCTTATAAAACTGCTTTTGATCCGGAAGAACAAAAAGTCTATTCAATTTATGGTAAAGAAGTAGACATTTATCGAGATTATGCCATGGCATGGCCAGTACCATCAAGCGACAATACAAACATATATTTGTCTACATATAGTGGTAATGTAGGGAATAATAATCTAATTGGTTTCACAGGATATTTATATGCATCAAACTATAATTACAAAATGTATTGTTCGACAAAAATTTATCCATATTTTGCAACAATAAATAATTTAGAGGAACCAGTTACAAAAACTTCAGATAAAACAATGAAAATAACATATACTTTGACTGAAGAATAATACAAGGAGGTGAGTGCATGAATCCTATCTCGATAATAACATGTTGCGTAGGTATAATTGGATGTGTTATTGGTGTTGCAACTTTTGTATCTGCTCAGCTATCAAAAGCAAAACAAGATGGAGCATTAATGGAAAAAGTCGATTATCTTGTAAGAGGATTCGACGAACAAAAAAAAGAACAAAAGGAACAAAATCATCAGCAAGATGAACTTATATCAGAACATGCAATTGCAATTGAAAATCTTCAGACAAGGATGAAAAATGTAGAGAAGGTGGTGTTTAATAAACATGAGTGATTTACGTGAAGATGAACAGTTAAAAGTAGATAATGAAAGATTAAGTGCTATGAATAGCATTTTGTTTGATACAGTAAAGAATCAGGAAAATTTGATTAAACATTTTAGAAAAATGTTGGTTGTAGTTTCGATTTGTTTTACAGTTATTATCTGTGCAATGGTTGCAGGATTCTTTTGGTATGAAAGCAAATTTGATACAGTTGAAACAGAATCAACAACTACAACAACCACGACTGATATGGACACTAGTGGTGAAAATGCAAACATTAATAATGTTACAAATGGTGATATGTATAATGATAGTGCAACCCATAACGAGTGACAGTAAAGGAGAGGTAAATGGCAAAAGCACGACTAAAAGTTACTACGACAACAACGAAGGTAAAATCAAGAGCCAAAGTTCGAAAATCAAATTCAAATTCATCAAACAAAGGATCAGGCCAAAAGCGTTGTCCGGCATGTGGAAGGTATATGTGAATGAGTACAGAACACATCAAGGTAAAACATAAGATATTAGAAAAAGATAAATTTGAATTTGAAACATTGATTGATAGAATGATGTTATCTGAGCAGGAAGAACAAATGATGCGTTTATATTATATGAAACATAAAACGTTTAATGAGATAGCAGATGAGCTTGGCTATTCAGAAGTAGGAATTGCAAGAATGCATCAAAGGATAATTAAGAAAGTAAGAAAATACATATAAGAGGACACTGCAGAGATGTGGTGTTCTTTTTATTTTGCATAAAAGTATATTTCATATATATTTCAAATATCTAATCAGTATATATCATACAATAAATTCCATTATATAATTGTATTATAAAATAAATAAGGGGGAATGAGATATGATTTACGTATTAAAGACAAAGAAGCCAATCAAAGAACTTCTTTGCAATCTTCCTCTTAGAAATCTTGCAGAGTTACAACGCAATGTTGATGTAATAAGAGAATTAAAAGATGAAAAGGAGGAAAAGGTAAATGTATCAAGGATATGGTAATATGGGTTATTCTCCAACGCAGATGAGATTAAATCAAATGGAGCAGATGTACCCACAATATAATAATCAGATGATGTATAACAATCAATTTCAAGGGAATCAGCAGGTGCTACAAAATAATGGTAATTCATTAAAAGGTAGACCGGTTACAAGCTTAGAGGAAGCAAGGGCGGCACAAATAGATTTTGATGGCTCTGTATTTTTCTTCCCTGATATTGCAAATGGAAAGATTTATACAAAGCAGATTAATCTTGATGGAACGGCAACTTTGAAAGAGTATAAAGCAGACAGTTTACCTGTAAATGATGAGCAAGTAGCTGAATCAGATTCAAAAGATTATCTTGGGATGATTGAAGATTTACAGAATCAAATAAATGAGATTAAAAAGAAGATAGGAGGAAACAAAAATGTTAAATCCAATGCAAATGTTAGGAATGATGAGTAATGCAAAGAATCCGCAGCAGATGGTAATGAACATTGCCAAACAGAATCCTCAAATGAGTATGGCAATGCAGATGATGGGCGGTGTTAAAGATAAAAAAGGAATGAAGCAGATGATGGAAAATGTTTGCAAAGAGAAAGGAATCAACCTTGAAGATGCAATTAGTTTATTCAATCAACAAACAGGTATGAACATCAAATTATGATGTTGATATAAACACATTACAATTATAATTTAAGAAAGGAGGTTCACGACTATGGGTGAATCAACAGGATTATCAATCGCAGATGCTATGGCATTAAGAGGAGAGGATGGCAATGATGGCTTTGCCAATTCTTTGATTTGGGTATTCTTCTTATTCTTCTTGTTAGCATGGGGAGGAAACGGATTCGGAGGCTTCGGCAATGGAGCGGCTCAGGGTGCACTTACACGTAGTGACATGTGTCAGGAGTTCAACTTCAATGATCTTCATAATGCAGTCCGTAATACTCAGCAGTCTGTAACGCAAGGATTGTGCGACGGATTTTATTCCACAAGTATGAACATGCAGGCAGGCTTTTCGAATGTAGCAAGAGATCTTGGAACAGGATTCAATGCTATCAACGCAAACATCAATGAAAGCAGATTTGCTGCTCAACAGTGCTGCTGTGAGACTAATCGCAACATTGATGCAGTTCGTTATGAGAATGCTCAGAACACATGCAACATTATTCAGGCAAGCAACATGAACACTCAGAGAATCATTGATACAATCACATGCAACACAATTCAGGATTTGAGAGATCGTCTTCAGGATGAAAAGCTTGCAAATAGCCAGTGTGCTCAGAATGCATATCTTGTTAGTCAGTTACAGCCAGTTGCAAGACCAGCTTATATCACAGCTAGTCCATATGCAGCTCAAAATGCAGGTTGCTGTTCAGGATGTGGTTCTTACTAATTCGCCATCTTGGCTGATTTGTTAAAGGGTGGCTTAGTCCACCCTTTTTTGTATTTAAGGAGGTAAAATTATGGCTTGCAAAAATGTATGTAAGTTATGTGATAGATTAGTAATTAGTACAGCAGTTGCATTTACTAATGGAAATTTAGTAATTACGATTCCAGCAGCATCATATAATAACAATGAGAAGTATTGTATTGTTATTGCACAGTCGATTCCAACAACTACAACGATTGGTGCTCCGGTATATATTCAGATTGGAACAGGAACTGAATTATATCCACTAACGAAAAGGAATTGTAGACAAGTAACTGCTTGTGGAGTTAGAACGAGGACAAAATACTGTACATGTTGTGAGACAAATCAGACAGGTGGATTGTTTAGAATGTTAGGAAATCCTTGCTGTCAGCCAAATAATGATTTAAAATCAATTGATGGAACAGCTCCAGTCGCAGCAGCTGTAGTAACAAATAGTAAAAGTAAATAGGAGGCATTGATATGAAGATGATTAAGAAGCTTGAAAAGTTTATCAATGAGGAGATCTGTGATGCTAAGAAGTATGTTGAATGTGCATTAGCACATAAAGATGAAAACAGAGATCTTGCTGATACATTTTATGACTTAAGTCAGCAAGAAGTAAAGCACGCTGATATGCTTCATAAGCAAGTAGTTGAATTGATTGATCAGTATAAGCAGGAGCATGGAGCACCACCTGAAAACATGATGGCAATTTATGAATATTTGCATGAGCAGGAAATCGAAGCAATGAAAGAAGTTAAGATGATGCAGCAAATGTATAAGTAAATTATTAAGGGACGGTTGGAATATACCGTCCTTTTATATTGTTGTAAAGTCATAGAATGCCTCAGAAATGATTTTAATTTATCAGATGGTAAAATTATCATCCAATCATTAAAATGTCAATATGGGTCAAATATAGGCTTAAAAAAACTTTTTAATAAATTTGCAATTTCATATTTACTTTTTCAAATGATGTGTTATAATAGAATTAACAAATAAATCAGTAAACACCTAGGAGGGAAACAAAATGAAAGCATTTAAAACATCAACAAAGTACGTTAAAGGAAATCTTATAAAGGCAGTCTCAGGAGAAGATTATACAACATGCTTAATTAAAAAAGAAAATGGAAATTACGCAGTACTTACAAGAGATAATGATAAAGATGAATATGATTCATTTTTTAGAAGTTTTAAAGATTTAGAAAGAGCAGAAAAACATTATAATATGCTTGCATACTAAATAACAAAATGGCCGGTGAAATTCCGGTCAATAAAACAAAAACAAATGTCTAGGAGGAAGTAAAAATGGAAATTATTTGTAAATCATTAAATGGAGTGAAGCTTATCTGTTTAAGATCACCAAAAGGAAAAATCTTTAGTAAATTAAAGATTGAGACTAGAATCGATTGGAATGAGCTACTTAAGAAAAAGTGTTATGAAGTATGGCTTCATACAGGTAAGAATCCAGAAAGAATAATTATGAATCAATCAGCATACTCTGAACTTGAATGTGAAAAGGTATCTGAGGTGAGCTTAAGAAAAAAGCAATCTGGATTGTTTTATGAATCAATTCCAGTGGTTGTAAAATAATTTGAAAAAATTTTCAAAAACCTATTTACAAATTAAAATTTATGGTATATAATAAATACATAATCAAATAACAAATAATTCTTAGAAAAGAGAGGTAATAAAAATGAAAAAAGCTCAGGAGTTTTTAAAAAGCACTTTTGAAGGACATGAAATAAATATGTATGATTTGGACGATGCAATTTATGTTGAAGATGTAACTACTGGTAAATCTTATACATATATAATTAAAACTGGCAAACTTATATCACATACAAATTAAAAATGTTAAAATCATTGCACTGTCGGGAGATAGAGCAAAAAACAGATAAATGTTAAGATTAAAGGAGGAAGTCAAGAATGACAAGAAATGAGTTAGAAAACATGACAAAAGAAAATGTAGCAAAGGTTGCAAAGGATCTTGGTGTGAAGCGTTATAAAGGAAAGTCAATGCTTTCAAAGAAAGAGTTAATTGATGGCATTTGTAAAGTAATGGAATCAAATGATGATGTAGCCGATGCACAGAAAGCAATTAAAGAAGCAGGCGAACAGGTCAAAAATGAAATTGTAGTTGATCGTAAAGTTAAGGATGAAAGAATTTTATCTGCTCCAATTGGTACATTGATTGCTTTTCGTGAGCCAGAAACTGGTAAGTTAAATACTGCAAAACTTACTAATCGAAACAAAACGAAAAAACTTATCAAATGTGAAACACAGTATGGTAAAGAGTTTTTGATTTCGTTCAGTGATATTGTTTGGACGAAGACAGGATCAAGATGGCCAAAGCCAATTTACAATGAGCTGAAAGGAAAGAAAGCAGATGCAGGTAAAGAAGTCTAATACAAATGACAAGAAGGCATTTTCTGAGGTATTAGATCTTTATCGGTTAGAACAGAAGTTCAAAGTGGCAAAGCAACAATACGAAGATCAGAAGAAAAAGCTTTCGTTGAAAGTCAGAAATTATATGTTCTCTCAGGATTATTCACAGTTGGATTTTAAAAGTAGAGAATTTGGTAAAGTACATGTTTCAAATGTAATTCGCAAGTCAATTATCTGGGATGTTGAAAAACTTAAGAATAAGTTGGATAAGGATCTGACAGATCAGTTTATTGAAAAGAAATACATAGTCAATAACATGCAAGGTTTGATTAAACTTTTGAAAGAAGCTGGTGTTAATCCAAAACAATTCAAAAAATTTATTACTGTTGAAGAAAAAGTAAATCAAAAGAAAATGAATGAACTTTCTGAAATTGGAGAGATTGACAAAGAGGACATTAAAGGTTGCTATGAGTTAAAGGAAGCCAAAGGCTACTTAAGGATTAGTGTGAAAGAGCTGGAGAATGAGGGATGAAGAAAATGCATTGGCAAAAGTTCTTTGGTTCTACGGTCTTATTGGCAGTGTAGATTCCGAAGAACAAAAAATTATTTGTCCATTCCACGAAGATGCAAATCCAAGTATGATTGTTAATTTAAAGCAGGGAAGTTATTACTGTTTTGGTTGTCAAGAATCTGGTGATGCATTAAAATTTGTGATAAGGATGGAACATAAGCTGCATAAGTTAAATGATCTTCAAGGATGTAGAAAATATTTCGAAATTCTTAAGTCAAATAAATACAGTAAAGTAAATTTCCATAGAGTGGAAAAAGTCAAAAAGACTTCAAAACAAATGTATGCAGAAGCATATGATTACTTCCATGGTTTATCAAAAGTAAATTGGAGAAAGAAAAGTGATTTTGATGAAGTAAATGAAGTGCGAGATTATATTAAGAAACGTGGATTTAATCCAGGTACTTTAAATAAAATTGATGCAAGAATTACATTCAGTAAAAATTACGAATTGATTTTTCCAATGCTAGATAATGGCAAGTTTAAAGGATGGGTATGTAGAACAAACATCCCAGAAGTTGAACAAAAAAGAAAATATCTGTATAATAAAGGATTTCGTCGCAAAGTATCACTCGTCGGAGACTATGGAGACAATGAAGTTCTATTTGTTGTTGAAGGATTTATGGACAGACTTAAGTTCATTCAGTTTGGTGTTGATAATGCAGTCGCAATCTTAGGTTGGAAAATGTCATTGCATCAAATTGAAAAGATAAAAAGTAAAAAGAATATTAAGTATATTGTATCTGCATTGGATAATGATCCATGTGGTATTAAAGGAAGTAAATACTTAGAAAGTGTATTCAAAGAGAAGTATGTTAGATTTGTATATCTCAAAGGAATAAAAGACCCAGGTGAAATGTCAGAAGAGACATTCAATAAAATGTATAGAAAGACAATGAATAAAATAAGACACAAAGAACATGAAATGCATGGACGAAGTAAAGATGAATAGTAGATGCAACCGAGAGTATGATCGTGCTGGTACATATGGTGGGAAAGGTGCTTTGCAGGATGGAGAGGTCAAAGGGTAAGGTATATCTCAAGAATATCTAAATATGTCAACTTGCATATATGTCAATAGTTGTAGAAGAAAGGAAATAAAAATATTATGGGTTTATTAGACAAAATGAAGCGGGAAACTGCAAAGTCTGGAGCAAGCAAAGGAAAATTTATGTACTTCAGACCAGATGAAAAGAAGCGTGTAAGATTCTTACAGGAGCTTGACGATGGATTTGAAATTCCATTTCATGATAATTATGAGAAAGGAGTAAATGTTCCATGTCAGGAAGTATTTGGTAAAGATTGTCCTTATTGTGAGGATGAAGATCTTAGGACAAGAAGCCAGTTTGCATTTTCGGTTTATGATTACGACGCAAAGGAAGTAAAGATTCTTATGCAGGCAGTAAATCAGTGTTCAGCAATTCCTGCGCTTGTAAATATGGCAGAAACATATGGGACAATTACAGATCGTGATTACGTATTGAAGAAGACAGGTAAAGGTTCAACTTCAAGTTTTACGATTATTCCGATGGATAAAAACAAACTCAGAAACGAAAAGGCGAAAGCACTTTCAAAGAAAGCATTGCTTAAGTATCTCAATCAGGCTTTTCCTCCTGATGTATCAGATGATGATTATGAAGACAGCCATAAGAAACCTAATACAAAAAAGAAAAAGGCTTCTGTGGACGA